TATGATTATGTACGGGCCCCCAAAGATTGGTAAGACTACTGCAATTGCTAAGCTTGATGGGTGTTTAATCATAGACCTGGAACAAGGATCTGACATGGTTGAAGCACTCAAGATTAAGGTAGCAAATCTTGCAGAGTTAGCTCAGGTAGGGAAGGCCATTATGCAGGCCAAGAAACCCTACAAGTATATAGCTATTGACACACTCACTCAGCTTGAGGTATGGTGTGAGTCAGAAGCTAAAGAATTGTACAGACAAACCCCGATGGGTAAGAACTTTGATGCCGATAACAAAGGCCTATCAGTTCTATCTCTCCCTCAGGGTGCAGGCTATCTGTACTTGAGAATGGCTATTAAGAAATGGATGGACAGATTGGAGATGCTCTCTGATCATATCATCTATATCGGCCACCTCAAGGATAAGATGCTTGAGAAGAAAGGTAAGGAGGTGTCTGCTAAAGATCTCGACTTAACTGGTAAGATTAGAAACATTGCTTGCTCTAACTCGGATGCCATAGGCTACGTTTATAGAGATGGAAACAAGACAATGATCTCATTCGATTCTAGTGAAGAGATTACAGCAGGCTCTCGTTGTGAGCACTTGAAGGGTCAGGTCATGGAACTTGACTGGAGTAAAATTTATATTGACTAATTAAACACACTAATCAAATGGCTATTGAAGCTACCGTTGCACAGGAAGTTGCAACACAACCAACAACAGTAATCACTGTATCATCAGTCCTTGGTGACTTGAATAACGGCATGGACAGAGCCGCTATTGCTACTAAATATGGCTTATCGGCTGCAGAAGTTGCAGAGGTATTCAAGCATCCAAAGCTTAAGGGACTACGTGCTCGTCGTAAGATTACACGTATCTCTATTGTTGACGATACTGTAGGCAATCAGTTTGCTGACTCTGCTAATGGAGTAGTTACAGTCGATAACCCAGTAACTATCCCTACAGTTCCTCAAACTGGAATTAGATTAACAGATAGTGAGGTGGTTACTAATCCTAACCAACTCGATTTGCTCGACTTGATTGTCGATGCAGAAGCAGAAATGTGAAGAGGAAGAGATATTGTTTATAAAATGTTTTACCGTTAAAAATTATTAAAAATGGCTATTCAATCGAATAATTCAGAAGAAGTAGTAGCAGGTGGTGGGATAACCCTATACACGGGTATTGCCCCTGTTTCAGTAGTTGCAGTTAATCCTAGCTTAGATGAGCTATCAGACCTTGGTATTAACCTCCGTAGTGAACCTGAGTACAAGGTTACTCTTAACGAAGAGGATTATACTAAGTTGGTGTTCTGGCTTAAGTCTGACGTACCTGGCTTGTCCTTTACAACAAGATTCGAAATCTTGATGCAGGATAAGATTCGTACATCTAAGGATGGATCTAAGTTTATGTGGGCTAACAACATTGGTCAGACAACCTGGAGTGCAGACGTTCCTGGTTATGACTGGTGGAAAAATGCTGACAAAACTAGAAAAGCTTATGTTGGTGAGGATACTTTGATTAACTTTACCAAGGCTTGGGCTAACGTAGCAAACGGTGGAGAGGTATCATTCGATACTATTGATGCTATTGCTAAAGGCCAAGTGGCAGAGCTGCAGGAGTATGTAAAAGTTCTTAAGGACAACAAACTCCGTGTTCTGGTTGGTGTTAAAGATGGCAAGTATCAGGCTGTTTACAACCGTCACTTTGGCCGTCTTAAGCCAATGAGAGATGACTTGTTCATCAAGGCTTTGAACGAGGACTATGGTTCTTTCAATGCTGAGTACAACAAGGATCTCAAGCTACAGGTGTATTCCCCAACTATGGTTGTGGCTGATGCTCCAGTAGCTGCTCCAGTAGCTGCAGCTGACGATTGGGATGTATAATCGTGTTTAGTGTGTGTGTATATTGTTATTGATTAAGAGAGAAATGGGGGCAATTGAGCCCCCATTTTCTATTTTTGTAACTTATGATCCAGATACGTAATAGTGAATCTTACTTGGATAGAGACTCTGTCCTTTGTAAAGTGTCAGAGTACGATATCTTTAAGTTTTATTGTCACAGTTTTTCGAAATTTGGTGACAAATTCTGCAGTGAGCTCAGACAAGATAGATCCCCTACATGCTCGATAATCCCGTACAATGGCAAGCTATTGTATAAGGACTTCGGCAATGGGGAGAGTCATGATTGTTTTAGTTACGTTGCCCGTAAGTACAACCTCACGTTCATTGAAGTGCTAAAGGTAATAGATGCTGACTTTGGTTTAGGACTGCATATCGGGACCACAACCAAAGCTGAGATGGCTATTACATATGGCAATCAGGTACTTGAGGAGAGGAGGTCTACTGTTATCTCAAAAAGAGCCAGAAGATGGACTAAAGAGGACGTTAAATTCTGGAATAAGTTTGGGATAGGGTTAGAGTTATTGACTAAATTTGCTGTAGAGCCGATTGATTACTTTTGGATTAATGAGGTTCGGTATAGCTGCCACACTCTGGCTTATGCATATAATATCAACGGGAGATATAAGATCTACAGACCGTTGGAAACAGAGGGTAAGTGGTTCAGTAATACAACTAAAAATGATATCCAGGGCTATGGCCAATTGAAAGACAGTGGAGACATTGTCTTTCTTGCTTCATCACTGAAGGATGTTATGACCTTAAATGCCCTTGGGTATGAGGCCGTAGCATTTCAGAGTGAGATGCAGATGCCTAGCGAGAAGTTTATCAATCATCTTAAACAAAGATTTGGTTTAGTGGTGGTGCTTTACGATAATGACTTTCATTCTGATACCAATCCAGGCCAGACTATGGCTAATAAGATTTGCAATACGTATCAGCTAATCAATGTTATCATCCCTGCCCACTACAAATCAAAAGATATATCAGATCTTGTAAAAGATCATGATATAGATTGTGCAAAAAGAATAATAACTATACAACTCCCATAAATGGCTGATTCTAAATACTATACGGATCCTGAGATAAGAGAGAAGATAGATGCAATACTGGAAAAGTGTGCACTGTTGTTTAGTAATCTTGGAACTTACACTACTTTTGATGTAAGAGATATCAGAATTGCAAAGCAACTAGAACGAACATGGCTAAACGAAATACAAGAACTCGATCCAATACTGTACGAAAGGCTGGTCCCAAAAAAGGGAGTAGAGGCAAAATAAAGGCTACTCAAAAGGTAGTCGATGGCATACAGTTTAAGTCGATGCTCGAGGTGTTCACGTATCGTAAGCTATTAGAGTATGAGCTCAGATTTGAGTACGAACAAAAGAAGTTCGTCATTATGCAAGGCTTTGAGTACCCCGAGTGTTCTTGGGAGACTAAGCCTAGTGGGGATTATGAGGATAAGGGCCACGGAAAAGTCCGAGATATTACATACACCCCAGACTTTATAGGGTATGATGCAAAAGGAAAAATTAAATGGGTCATTGAGTGTAAGGGTTTTGCCAACGATAGATTCCCCAATACGTGGAAGCTATTCAAACAGACTTTAATACGAGAAGGTAACCCTGTCCCTCTGTATCTCCCTAAAAATCAGAAGCAGGTCTTGGAGTCAATCGAAAAGATACTGGCTTTATAATCAACAATTTAACTAATGAAAGGTCTGGAGAAATCTAGGCCTTTTTTATTATTCCCAATCTAATGAGTATTAAAACTATCGAGGACAATTACATTGGGATGGATAAGGGGTTGGCTAAGAGGATTAACAAAGGAGCTGAGAAGCTAGTCTTTGATATCCTGCAGTCAACTCAGTATTCCACCCCTATCCCTTCAACCGTCAGAGAGCTGGTAACAAATGCCTGCGATGCTCAACGAGAGAAGGAGATGGCTATTGAAATTCTTACTGGGGTTAAACAAGCATCAGACTATTACATTACCAGAGATGGGGAGCAGTATTCTGATTCTAACTTTGACCCTAGCTACTATGATCTTGCCAACCTAAGTATTAAGAACCATATCGAGGTTGTGTATCAGCACAATGAGGGTATTGGGTATTGTGATACTCTATCTATCAAAGACTATGGTGTAGGCATAGGAGCTAAGAGATTAGAAGGTATTCTTGAACTAGGCTATTCTACTAAACGTAACACAAGTCAGAACTTCGGTGCTTTTGGCTTGGGTGCTAAGGTAGCTCTGTCAACTGGTGTAGACTTCTACACTATCGAGACGGTGTACAATGGCAAGAGGTTCAAAGTAAACTGCTTTAACTACAAGACTGACTTTATCATCCCCAAATTCAATCTTGTAACAGGGCAGATAAACCCAAGCATAACTTTGTCAGACGGATCTATTGTATATTATGAGGATACAATTGATCAGAACTGGACTCAGGTAAGCTT